CAGGCGGCCCGGGCGCTCGCGCGTCCCGCCCAGCGCTTGAGCCGCAACCCTGCTCCGGCCCGGGTCGCCTGCCGTGTGGAAATCCCGTGGAGATCAGCATGACCCCTCCCAAGCCCCTAACTGCCGAAGCCCGGATCGAAGCTCTGACCGACGAGGTTGAGCACCTGCGCTTCCTGCTGGAGGAGATGACCACGCTGCCGCCGGAGTGGGCGGAGCGCGAGCACGGCCTGACGCCAAGCGAGCACGCGCTTCTGGCGCGCGTCGTCAGGTCTGGCGGGGAGCCGGTCCCGTTCGGTGCCTTGGCAGCCGCGATATCCTTTGCCGCACGCACTATGGACCCGCCTTGCTCCAGAACTGTCTCGGTCGTCGCCTGCCGGGTGCGCAAGAAGCTGGCCGCCAGCAACTCCCCGATCCGCATCCGCACCGTCTGGGGCGTCGGCTATGCGCTTGGCGGTGAGGCATGACCATCGACTACGCCCTCCGCACGCTCGACCGGGACCCGGCCACCGCCAAGCTGGAACTGGACGGGATCGAGGCCGGGGAACAGGCCGACCCGCAGATGACCGCCGACGAGAAGGCAGAGGTCCGGGCCGCAAGGCTCAGGGTCGAGCGGGACTTGGCGCGCAAGCAGGGGAGGCGGGGATGATCCGACGAGAAGTCGTCATCGGAGATTGCCGGCTGCTAGCCAGCAGCGCGCTCCGCCTTCATGTGGCAGGACTGACAAAGTCCAACCAGATTACTGCGGGCATTCGCTGCTTCGGCGGTATCGAAAAGCCGGAACGGCAGCTTGTGGTGGACGGGGAGAGAGCGCCCGACGTGCTTCCCGCATTCGGCGCAGTTCCCGCCCTGATCCGCAACGACCTCGGCACGAGCGATAAGCCAGCCCCGGCCACGATAGGTTGTGGGGCCACCGACGTAGCAGATCGACTTGTCGGCAACAAAGCAACCGGACGCCTTGAAGCACTCCCGGCCGCAAAAGCGCGCGACTCCGTTTTGGCGAGCAACCCACGGCTTCTGCCGGAAGTCTTTCCCGCAAAGCTCGCATTGGAGGGCGATGCCTTCCTTCCAGTTCGGATTGGCTTGGCCTCGAACAGCCTCCGACGTGAACGCGTTAGTGGGCCGCTTTCCGACCCGGAGTTTGTTTCCGACCATGTGCGGCTTGGGGCCGACATTAAGAGACTTCGCTGCGCGCCACGTCCCACCGCACTTGTGCGAGCAGAACCTAGCAAGGCGCTCAGGACGAGCGCGATAAGGCTTCACGTGGAAGCTACTTCCACAGACTTCGCAATTAAGTTCAACTGTCATATCAATAAGATAGGGCATTCTCAACGAATGTCAACGGGAGCGGGCACAGCAGAAGTTGCCCCCGCGCAAGGGGCGCTGTTTTGACCCACCGCGCCGACGCCACCGAAGCCATCACCAACAGCCTCGTCGGCCTGCCGATCTCGTGGGCCGCGACGTTCTGGCTCCTGCCGCTGTTCGGCCTGCACCCAGACGTGGGGCAGAGCTTGGGCGTCACGATGCTCTTTTTTGCCCTCAGCGTGGCCCGGTCGTGGGTCGTGCGCCGGCTGTTCAGGAGGCTCGCATGACCCGCCGCCTCTGCCACATCGCCGCCCTGTCCTGCGGCCTCGCCCTCGTCGTCGCGCTCGCGTGCGGGGTCACAAGCCCGGAGGTCGTCGCTTGGCTCTCCGGTTTCGGCGCGCTCGCTGCGGTCGCGGTGGGGGAGGCGGCATGAGCCGCTCCGACATCCTCGCCGAGGCCGAGCGGTGCATCACCGTCGACCGCGCGAACATCTATGGTCCGGCGGAGAACAGCTTTGGCCTCATCGCCGCGTACTGGTCGAGCCACCTGGACCATCCCGTCAGCGCAACGGACGTCGCCGTCATGATGGCGCTGTTCAAGCTGGCGCGCATCAAGGGCAACCCCGGGCACGCGGACTCATGGGTCGATGGCATCGGCTATCTCGCCATCGGCGGCGAGTTGGCGACGGAGGGGCGGGAATGAAGCCGGAATCTCCCTGGGGCTTCGCAAACAAGGCGCGCCCCACTCCCAAGGCCGAGAAGCCGAAGGAGCCATCCGAGCATCAGGAACAGGCCGCGTTCGTCGAGTGGTTCAAGCACCAGTTCTCCGGCGTCCGCATCCTCTCGATCCCCAATGGCGCATCGCTCGCGGGGGACAGCCTCAAGCGCGCAATGCAGATGGGCCGGCTGCGGGCAGAGGGTCTGTCCCCCGGGGCTCCCGACTTGCTGATCCCCGCGTGGAATCTGTGGGTCGAAATGAAACGCAAGTCAGGCGGGGTCGTCTCTGACGATCAGCACGACTGGCACGAATACCTCAGGCGAGCAGGGCAGACGGTCATCGTCGCCCGCGGCTTTGAGGACGCCGCCCGGCAAGTCCGGGCGTTCAGGAATCCGGCCTAGATCGGCCGGTCAACCGCGGTGGAGGTTTGGCGACTTATCCATCCGCATCTCACAAGGAGACGACGCTATGGCGTTGAGCTTATCCAATCTCGTTCGCAAGCGCAGCGAGAAACCCCCCCGGCTCGTCTTTTATGGCGTGCCCGGGATCGGCAAGACCAGCCTCGCGGCTGAATTCCCCGACGCGATCTTCCTTCAGACGGAAGAGGGTGCGGGCAATCTGGAGATCACGACGTTCGCCGAGGAACCGCTGGGCACGTTCGCCCAGATCGAGGAGGCCGTCGAACTGCTCTACAGCGGCGAGCACTCCTTCAAGACGGTCGTGGTCGACAGCCTCGACTGGATGGAGCCCATCGTCTGGGCCGAAACCTGCCGGCGCAACAACTGGAAATCGATTGAGGACCCCGGCTTCGGCAAGGGCTACGTCGAGGCCGACGTCATCTGGCGGCGGTTCCTCCAGGGCATGAACGCCCTGCGGGACCACCGGGGCATGACGATCATCTATCTCGCCCACGAGGAGATCAAAACGTTCTCCGACCCGGAGCGGGACAGCTACGACCGTTACCGGCTGCGGCTTCACAAGCGCGCCGCTGATATGGTGACTGAGAACGCCGACGTTGTCGGCTTCATGAACTACATCACCATGATTAACAAAGAAAAGAAGGCCTTTGGCAAAAAGGACGACTACGTCGCCAAGGGCGCAGGGGGCGGCCAGCGCGCCCTCTATCTGACCGAACGTCCGGCGTTCACAGCGAAGAACCGTTTCGACATGCCGGATCAAATCTTCCTCAACCGCGGGCAGGGGTATGCGTCTCTCGCGCAGTACCTGCCGGGGCATCGCAACCTCTCTGCCGCTGACGCGGCCTGATTTCTTAAGGAACACAAAAAATGGCCAATCTCGGTTCTGCTTTCGACGCCTCCCAGGTTGAACCCGCGGGCGACCGCTCGGTCCTTCCCGCGGGCGAATATCTCGCCGCCATCGCCAAGAGCGAGGTGCGCGACGCCAAGACCCCCGGCAACAAGTACATCAACTTGGAGTTCGAAGTGATCGACGGCCCCGCCAAGGGTCGGCGGTTCTGGACGATGCTGAACCTCTGGAACAGCAACGCGCAGGCCGTCGAGATCGCGACGCGGGAACTGTCATCCATCTGCCACGCCGTCGGCAAGCTGCGCGTCAGCGACACCGAAGAACTGCACGCGCTCCCCATGCTCGTGCGGGTCACTGTCAAGAGCGACAGCTACGGCGAGAAGAACGAGGTGAAGGGCTACAAGCCCGCCAACGGTGGCCCGGCCCCGCAGGTGCAGCAGCAGGTTGCCGCTGCGGCCACCGGCGGCGCTAAGCGCGGCCCCTGGGCGTGATCTAGCCGGGCGGCGCGCGCCAGTCGCCAAACCTCAGCGCGCCGCCCTCTCCCTCAACCTTTGCAAGCCGAGAGGTGTAATCCTTGGCACAAGATAGGTTTGACTTCCTAGTGGGCGATCACGTCGCCCTGCGAGGGGACAGCGGCCCGTTTCGCCGCTGCGTCTCCTGCGAGAACGATGAAGGACGAGTTGCGCCTGGTCGCGACCCGCATCTCGCTTCCATCGTCTGCGTCCATTGCGGCCGGCACGTCGCCTGGCTGTCGCGCGATCATCTCAACGCCATGGCGGCACAAAAGCGGGGAGCGGCGTGATGGGCTATGTAAAACGTCCAATCCCCGCGTTCCCCGTCCCGCCCGTCACCTACATGGACGACTACGGAAATCAGCAGCAGATTGCCGCCAAGCCGGGAATGTCGCTTCGAGACTACACGGCGATACATGCGATGGCGGGGCTGGTTTCATCCGGTTCAGCGACAAGTTGTTCCGAAAAGGAGATAGCCGAAGCTGCATACAAGCTGGCTGACGCTATGATGAAAGTTGGGGGCAACCATGGTTGAAATCCCCCCTCCCGCCCAGCCCACTGTCGACGCCATCTGGGAAGCCCGCGAAAAAGAAGCAGCCAAGCGCCCCCATTATGAGGGCTACGGCATCAGCGCCTCGGCGCTCGGCTCGCCGTGCGACCGGCAGCTATGGCTAACGCTTCGCTGGGCGTCACCGCCCGAGACGATCAACGGCCGCAAGCTCCGCATCTTCGAGCGCGGCAACATCGAAGAAGATCGGGTCATCTCCGACCTGCGCCTGGCCGGCATCGAGATCAGTCGCGAGCAGGAACGGTTCTCCCTCGCAAATGGCTGGCTCCGCGGCAAGATCGACGCCGTGGGTCTGGGCTTTCTTGAGGCCCCCGCGACCGAGCACGTCACGGAAATCAAGAGCGCCAAGGCGGCTGACTATCGCGCTGTTCAGAAGCACGGCCTGCTCAAGCACAAGCCCGAACATTGGCATCAGCTCCACACCGGCATGGTGGCGCTCGGCCTGTCGCGCGGGGCCTATGTCATCGTCAACAAGGACACGGAAGAGCTTTACGTCGAACGGATCAAGCTCGACGCCGAGGTCGCCGCGCGACAGGAGGCGCGCGTGTTGCGGGTGGTCGACGACCACGAAGCGCCCGCCCGGATCGCGGACGAGCCGACGCGCCCTCCTTGCCTGTTCTGCAACCACAAGGCCGTCTGCTTCGAGCGAGCCATGCCGCGTCGGACTTGCAGGACGTGCCTCCACTTCACGTTCGGGCGGGATGGAAACGGCCATTGCTCGCGCTTCGACGAGCCACGCCGTCCCGATCGCCAGAAGGAAGGCGAGCACTGCCCCGCCCAGAGACTCCTGCCGACGCTCGTCCCCGGGACGCAGATCGACGCCGATCCCGAGCGGGAAACGGTGACTTACGAATTGCAAGACGGGACGATCTGGGTTGACGGGGAGGGCGCAGAATGACCGTCCTCCGATCCTATCAGTCCGAAGCCGTGGACTCGATCTACAGCTACTTCGCCGAGCGCAAAGGGGAAGCTCCCCTCGTCGTCGCCCCGACCGGCTCGGGCAAGAGCGTCATTATCGCCGAGTTCTGCCGGCGGGCGCTGGTGGATTATCCCCAGACGCGCATCCTCGCAGCTACCCACCAAAGGGAGCTGATCCAGCAGAACTTTCAGGCGCTCCTGCGCATGTGGCCACAAGCCCCGGCCGGGATTTATTCCGCCGGGCTGGGGAAGCGGCAGGCACGGGCGCAGATCCTGTTCGCTGGCGTCCAGTCGATCCATCGCAAGACGCGGGAGATCGGGCACGTCGACCTGATGCTGGTCGACGAAGCCCACCTCATCCCCCGCAACGCCAACACCCAATACGGCCGTCTGATCGAAAGCCTGCGTGACATCAACCCGGCCATGAAGCTGATCGGCGCGACGGCGACGCCCTACCGTCTCGACAGCGGCTGCCTTCATCGTGGCGACGAGGCGATCTTCGACGGCATCTGCTATGACATTCCGATCGCGATGCTGGTCGAGCAGGGGTATCTCGCACCGCTCATCAGCAAGCGCCCCGGCACGATCTTCGACGCCCGCGGCCTGCACAAGCGCGCCGGAGAATACGTCGAAGCCGAGATGATGGCGCGCTTCGCCACCGACGAGATGACGGAGGCGGCGGTAGAAGAGATCGTCTCTCTCGCCAAGGATCGTCGGTCGTGGCTCACGTTCTGCATCAACGTCGCCCATGCCGAGCAGGTCCGCGACGCTCTGCGGCAACATGGCGTCTCGGCGGAAATGGTGACGGGGGAAACGCCCGGCGTCGAGCGCGACCGGCTCTTGCGACAGTTTAAGGCCGGCGAGATCAGGTGCCTGACCTCAGTAGCCGTGCTCACCACGGGCTTTGACGCCCCCTCCGTCGACCTGATCGCCATGCTGCGCCCCACGGCATCGACCGGCCTTTATATCCAGATGGCTGGGCGTGGGATGCGGATCGCCCCCGCCAAGGAAAACTGCCTCGTGCTGGATTTCGCCGGGAATATTCTTCGGCATGGCCCCGTCGACGCCATCACTCTCCCGGGCGACAAGCGCAAGGGCGAAGGCGATGGGGTGGCGCCAGCCAAGGTCTGCCCGCAGTGCGACAGCATCATCCTGATCTCGGCGCGGGAATGCCCTGACTGCGGGCATCTGTTCCCGCCGCCCGAGCCCAAGATCGAGCGGACCGCCTCCGTCGAGGCGATCATGAACTTGACCGCCGAGGTGGAATGGCGGCCGATCCTTGACGTCAGCTACGCGATCCATCGCAAGCCCGGCTCCCCCGACAGCCTGCGTGTCGAATACCTGATCGGCCCGCATGATCGGTTCGTCGTCGTCTCGGAATGGGTCTGCTTCGGGCATGGTGGATACGCCCGCCAGAAGGCCGTCCAGTGGTGGGCCGCTTGGGGAGATGGCGCGCCGCCTGAGTCGACCGACGAGGCCATGAGCCGACTTGATGACATCCGCAGGGCCGCTGATGCCGTGGTCGTCCGCGACGGCAAGTATCATCGCATCAAGCGCCTGCGGGCTGTCAGGGAGATCGCAGCATGACCGCCACTGTCGCAACCATCGCCCCCTGGCCCTGCTCCATTTGCGGCCGGGAATGGCGCGGCTTCGCGTTCAAGTCGCCCCGGGAAAAATATCCGCAACATTTCTGCTCGTTCCGATGCTCGGAGGTCTTTATGCAAGCCGCTCGCCAAAATCTCGACATCACCCGCGATGAAACCTCGGCTGCACTCACCGGCGGCAAGGCGGCCGGAGCCTACCTCGACGAGATCGGAAAATCCGACCTGACCGAAATGACGCAGGAGGAATGGGAAAGGTTTTGCGCAACGCTGTTCACGACCGCCTGCGATGACCTGGCCCGGCAGGCCGAGCAGACAATCCCGTTTTGAAGATGCTGGCACATCCCTCAGTCTATGCCTGCATCGCGGGGAAGCTCCGCGACAACGGCTATCACCCCATGCCGGTCATGCCTGGCAAGAAAGAGCCCGGCCAGTGGCGCAACGGCCAGTGGTACAACATGAGCGCGTGGTCGCAGTGGTGCGACAAGCAGCCGCCTGAGTTCCTGCATGAGAAGTGGGAGGACTGGCCGGACGCGGGCATCTGCATCGCGCATGGTGAAGTTGTCGGGCTCGACGTCGACACCGATCGGCAGGACGTCTCCGAGGCGGCGATCCGGGCCGTTGGGCCGTCTCCCGTGCGCCGGGTGGGCCGCAAGGGGTGGATGGGCTACTACCGCCCTGGCGGGGCCGCAGAAGGCCACGCAGCACGCCTGCGTTGGTACGATCCCAAGATCTTCACCGTCAACGCCGACGGCAAGAAGAGCTACCCGCCGCAGGTCGAGCTTCTGCTTCATGGAACGCAGTCTGTCATCCCCCCGACGATCCATCCCGACACCGGGCGGCCGTATCGGTGGGTGACGGACGAAAGCCTTGAGGACATGGCCGCCGCTGATCTGCCGCTCCTTGCGGACGACGCGGTGGCCCAGCTCGACAAGGAGTTCGGCGCGCTCGGCCTGACGCGCGAGGCTCCGCGCCGGGTCTCCGACAAATCCTATGACCGGCCTGTCGCCTCCGACCACGACCTTGAGAAACCGTTCGGCCGGTCGATCAACGACCGCGCCATGGCGGCGCTCGATAGTTGGTGGCCGGCGCTCGACATGCCCAAGACGCGGCAGCGCGGTCCCGGCGCGTGGGAGGCGGTTCCGTTCTGGCGGGGGTCCAATAGCGGGCGCCAGACGGGGGATCGCAATCCCAACCTGAAGGCGGTCCCTACGGGCATCGTCGATTACGGCGCCGACCGGTCCTATACGCCCGTCGACGTCGTGATGGCGGCGCGGAACGTCGACTTCCGCGGCGCGGTCGAGCTCCTTGAGCAGTTCGTCGAGCCAGAGCCGGGCATGTCGCTCGCCGAAGCTCTGGCGATCTTCGAGGTCAACTTCCCCAAGGATGACACCCCGCCCACCACGCCGGCGGAGGAGGCCCCCGCGGCGCTCTGGAGCGTGCTGAGCAGGCAGTCCAAGGGAGCGCGCTCGGTCGTACCGCTGGAGCCCGTGAGCGCGGCCGCCTATGCGAGATGGTTTCCGGCGGAGCCGCCCGTGTTTCCCGTACAGAGTTATGAGGACGACCTGACGGGCTTGCTGCGCGACATGACGATCCACCTCGACGAGGCGGCGAACATGCGGAGCGAGCAGGGCGCCCTGGGCGCGGCGCTCACCCTCCTGGGCGCGATCCTGGGCCGCAAGGTCGAGGTGGCCGAGACTGGCCTTCGGACAAATTTGTATGTGGTCGGAACGGCAGAGAGCGGCGCGGGGAAAAGCTCCGCCATGAACGCGATGATGGCGCTGGCGGTCTCCGCCGGCGTCGACGATCGGCTTGCCGGGTCCGACTTCACCAGCGGCTCGGCGATCCTCAACGAGATGAGCGGCGCGACCCCGAAGCTGTTCTCGATCGACGAGTTCGGCGACGTGATCCGCAGGGTCCTCAACCCTCGCGCCGCAGCGCACGAGCGGGACATCGGGCGCATCCTGAAGGACATGTTTTCGTCCGCCGCAGGCGTCTACCGGGGCAAGAGCTACGCCAATCAGGACAGGGTCGACATCGTCCAGCCCCACCTCTGCCTCTATGGCGTGTCGACCTATGAGGCCTTCTGGGAAGGGATCGACGGGCGAAGCTTCGAGGACGGCTTGCTGGCGCGGTTCATCGCCATCCCGATCGGCGCGACCCAGGCGCAGACGCCCCGCGTCGTGCGGCTCGCGGAGGTGCTGGCGGGCATCAAGGGGATCGTCAACCACGCGCCGAGCGGCGGCAACCTCGCCTCCGTCGGCATGTGCCCGCAGCCGGCGGAGCTGGCTCCCGGGCTTATGGCGCGGTGGATGAAGGACCGGGAGACCTACCAGAGGCATGCGCTCCGGGCGGCGGCGAACAAGGCTCATGGCGCGCCGTCGATCATCAACCGTGTGTGCGAGAACGGCATGAAGATCGCGCTGATCTCGGCGGCTGGCCGGAATATCGACGCGTGCCAGATCGGGTTCGACGACTACGAGTTGGGGATGGCCATCGCGCATTGGTCCGCCATCAGCATGATCGCGGCTATCGGCAGGTACTACGTCGAGAACGCGAGCCACAAGAGCCTCAAGCGAGTGCTGGAATACGTCGCCGCGGCGGGCGTCAAAGGCCGGACCAGGAGCGACCTGTATCGGTCGCTGGAGAGCATCTTCGCGCAAGGCAAAGATGGCGACAACGCCCTGACCGCACTCAAGGCGTCCGACCGAGTGCTGGAGTGGGCCGAACCTGCAACTGGCCCCGGGCGGCGCAAAACATGGTATGTGGCGGCCGAGCATGCGGTGGAGTTTTTGAGGTCCAAGGGGGCGGAGTAGGCCCTCCAATCCAGCGCTGCCTCCATGAGCCCGGCTTGTCTGGGCTTTTTGGCGTTTTGGGCCTGGCGCCGGGATTTTGGTTTTGGGGCTCCGTATCAATCATTCTTACCCCTTTCTTACCCCATTAATGCGGGTGGGCATGTGTGCCATAACCTGTTGATCTATATATGATATATGGTTTTTTACTATTATTACGTATATTATGGGGGAGGGGTTTATAGATAGGTGATCTCAGGAGAGACCCCCCCCCTGTATAATTAAAACACGTATTTCTGGCCGCTTTGGGCCATCCGCCCCATGCGGAAAGCATTTGCCCGATACCCGTGCCCGTGGTACTCTGATCAGGCCAAACCTCCACCGCCTCGCAAGAGGCGGACATGACTTACCAAGACGCATTCCCCACCGTCCTAGCGCCCGCCGCCGAGCAGGGCGCTTTGTCGTGCCGGACCCCCACCACCCGCATCATCACCGAGACGGCCCGGCACTACGGCATCCCGGCCTCTGCCATCCTCGGGACCGACAGGAGCCGCCGCTTCGCCCGTCCCAGGCAGGTGGCCATGTACCTGACGCGCTCGCTGACGGGCCGGTCCTATCCCGAGATCGCCGCCTCGTTCGGTCGGGACCACACGACGGTCATGCACGCGGTCGAGGCCGTGGAGCGCCTGCGGGAGACGGACGCCAGCGTCGCCGGGGCGATCCTTTCGGTGACGGAGCGTTGCGCCGTCGCTCTCGACCGGCCCTCGCCGAGCCCTGTCCGGGTCATCGCGCAGATCATCGCCGGGGCGTCGTGGGGCGGCTTCTCCGAGGCCGAGCGACAGGGGTTCCGGGCTCTGGCGAGGGCCGCGGCATGACCGCCATTCTCGCCCTCGCGGCCCTCGCCGTCGCCGCCGAGTTCATCGCCTCCCCCGCCCCTATCCCCGGGCTGCCGAGGATCACCATGGGGGATGTGATCGTCAGGATGGGAGAGCGCTGATGGGCGAAGTATCGATAGGCGACTACCTGCTCGCTGCTGCTGGTGTGGCGGTCTACTTCGCCACACTGGCGGCCATCGTCGCATGGCTCGCGCTGCTGCCCACTATTGGGCTGCTGTGGTGCATCGGGTGGCTGGCATGACCCCCCGCCTCACCGCCCCGCAGATCGCCGTCCTGAGGGCGCTGGACGCGCTGCCTGAGGGGGAATGGACCACGGCGAAGCACGGCGGGTTTAGCGGGAACGCTGCTGGTTGGCTTGCCGCCGTATTCGCGGACAGCCAATCCAGACTTGTCAGGATGGGGTACGGAAAAGGCAGGGGCCGCTACGCCCTCACCCCCGCTGGCCGCGCCTATCTCGCGGAGGGCAAGGCGTGATCGTCAAAATCTGCCGAAAGTGCGGAGGCTCCGGGAACAAGTTGGTTTCCACGAAGCCCATCCGTTTCAAGCCGTGCGCCAAGTGCGGCGGTAAAGGCGGGCGTTGCGCTCCCGGCCCTCAGACGGAGCCCCGCCCATGACCCCCACCGACGCCAGCCTCCTGACGGCGGAGCACCTGCGCACGCTGGCCGACCGCCTCGACCGTAACGTCTACCCCGGACTGAATTCCGGAGATTTCCAGGGCGGCGCTGATGCCGCCCTGAACAGTTGACGCTTCATAGGGAGCCCAAGTTGACCGCCCTCCACGTCCAGCAACGGAGCGTTCCCCCGTCGTTCGATATTGATCGCAGCGTTCAAGTCGGCGTTCGCGCGGAAGCCGCAATGCGGACAGACGAAGGACGCTTGGCTTTCGCGTCCCCTGCTATCCACGGCTCCACAATCCGAGCATGTCTGCGACGTGTAGGCGGGGTCGACGCGAACCAGAAGGCCGCCCCTTTCCGCCAGCTTGTAGGCCAGCTTCGCCTCAAGGCCGAACCAGCCCACATTGAGGATAGAGCGGTTGAGGCCGCGCTTCTGAGCAACGTTGCGCCCCGGCTTGGCAATCGTCCCTTTGGCCGAGCGCGTCATGTTCCGGGTTTTCAGCTTCTCGACCGCGACGACGCCGAAGCGTCTGGCGATGCCGGTGGTCACTTCGTGCTGCCAGTGCGCGCGCACCCTCGCCGCCTTCGACTTGATCGCGGCGGCGCGTTTCATCGCTTTGGCGTAGCGCCGAGAGCCCCGCTTGCGCCGGGAGGCGGCACGCTGCGCGCGGCGGTGCTGCTGGTCGAGCTTGGAGATGCTGACGGGAAGACCGAAGCTTTCTCCCGTCGAGAGCATCACCGGCACGGCAACGCCCCGGTCAATGCCGACAGAACCGGGAAGGCGGGTCGGTTCGGCCACCTCAGAACAGCACATAATGCTGACTTGCCAGCCGAGCGGGCTCAGGCTCACGGTCGCGTTGCGGGTTTCTCCGGCAAGTGGTCGCGTGTCGCGATAGCGGACCCAGCCGATCTTGGGAAAGCGAACTTCGGACCATCGGCGGTTGAGCCTGCGAACCGATACCTCCCGCCCTGTGAAGCGAAAACTGTCGTTCTCTCCCTTGCGGCGCGGCGTCGGATATGCCGCGCGCCCCGCGAAGAAATTGCTGAACGCCTTATCAAGGTCCCTAAGCGTTTGAAGCTGCGCCGTCTGGCTCACCGCGCCGATCCAGTCGAACTCGGCGCGCAAGTGTTTGAGATCAGCACTGGCGGTATAAAAATTGCAGCCGTGGGAGCGCCCCCAGATGCGCCGCTGCTCAAGCGCGAGGTTGTAGACCAGGCGGCACACGCCCGCGAACTGCCGCATCAGGACTTCCTGATCGGCGGTCGGGTAAAGCCTGTAGACGTGGCCGCGCATTTGCTTCATAGATGCCATATAAGGCATCACAGAGGGCATTGCAATGGCACCGACGAAGCGCACAGAGATCATTCGGCTGACCCTCACAGAAGCCGAGAAAAAGGAGATGCAGGATGCTGCTGACCTCGCGGGCATTCCGGTTGCGGTCTGGGTTCGGTCGGTCGCCTTGGCCGCCGCTCGCCGCAGCTAAAACGCCGCCCAAGCAGGGGATGGCGATGCTCGGCGCGACGCAATCCTGCCATCTCACGCTGGTGGCAAGGCTCATGGGCTTTGAGGCCCGGAACATAGGGGACGTGGCTGATGGCTGAGGAATGGAGCGGCTGGTTTGAGCATGATGGCGGCGGAGTTCCGGCTCCAGTCGGGACCGTGGTGCACCGGGTCTTCGCGGATGGGACGGAATGGGTCGCTCCCATCGGCGCATCCAAGTGGGCTCCGTTCACCGGGTATCGGGGCAAGCTCTACGTGTGCAGTTGGGATTGGTCTTGCCGGGGACTTTGCTGTCCTGTCCTCCGCTACCGCCTCCGTCGCCCTCCATCCGTCCAGCTCCTCGTTGACCTGGCCGAGACCTTGCCGGTGAGGGAGCGCGAGGATGCGTGACGTCTTCGCAAGCGCCATTGCTCTCATCATTCTTGCGGGGGTGACTTATCTTTATTCCCAGTCGGACAGCGGGTTTTGCCCACGTCGGGGGCGCGGCGAATGCCCCGAGGTGGCCCCATGACCGGCCCTCGTGTCCTCGTTTGCGGCGGCCGAGACTTCAACGCCCGCGACTTCGCCTTCGCCTGTCTCGACGCCCATGCCGCATCCGCTTCGGTGGTGATCCACGGCGGCGCGCGGGGAGCGGACACCCTCGCCGGTGAATGGGCGATGAAGCGCCAGCGCGTCCCCGTCATCGTCTATCATGCCGATTGGAACGCTCACGGCCGCTCGGCTGGGCCGATCCGCAACGCCAAGATGCTCGCCGAGGGCAAGCCAGACCTCGTGATCGCGTTCCCCGGCGGAAAGGGCACGGCACACATGGTCAGCATCGCCAGAAAAGCCGGCGTGCCGGTGATCGAGGTGCTGCCATGACCGCGCTTGGATGGATTTTTGCCGTTCTGTTCTTCATCCTGTTGGCTGGCGTCTACATCAGTGCTGCGATTGGCGCTCGGGATGGGTGCCCGTTCTGTCTTGGCTTTACGTTCCAGCCCTTTGAACGGTTCCGGCATTCCTCAGCCAAGAGGGCGCTTCGGCGTATCGAGCGGGAAGCCGCAAAGCTCCGCTGGCCGGAGAAACGCCCATGACCGCTGAAATCCCCGCATCCGGTCCCGCCTGGCGCGCCGCAGAGATCAGGGCCGCCGATTTCGAGCGGCTGGGCTTTCGCAATCCGTTCAGAAGCATTTCGACCGGCGAAGGGAAGTTCAGTGCCTTCCCGAGGGGCCAGCTTGTGGTCTGCGCAACCGCCCCCTGCGGGAAAATCCTCCGCGCGGGGCTGACAGGGCCGATCCAACCGTGTGGCCCACGGTGTGACTGCATAAAGGGAGGCCGAGCATGAACTGGTTTGGACAGAAAGACGCGCCAGCAAAGTCTGCCGAAAGTGCCGACGCGAAGGCCGCCGAAAAGGAGGCTGTCGCCGCCGAAATCGAGGCGTTGCGTCTTGTTGCAGAGGTCGAGGCGATGGAGGGGCTGGGCGCGCTCTACGACAAAGCCAAGGCGCTGCATGCGCAGGATCTAGCGGGCTACTCTTTTGAGTGCCGCAGGTGGGGCGATTTCCTGACCGTGTTCCTGTCCCGTCTGGGGCAGGGATGGGAGGATGAGCCGGTCGTCAGGTCGTATTCGACATCCATCAACATTCGCGACAGTCGGACCATCACCCTCACCAAAGGGCACGCGCCTGATCTTGAGGGGGCTCTTGGCTACAGCGCTCACCTCATCGGCGATGGCCACTCGTCCATCTGCGGGTGGAATTGGCAAGAGTTGGAAGATCGCAAGGCCCCAGACGGTTACAGATGGGAAGTCAAGTCTTGGCCCCCGCGGATTGCCCTCCACGGAACGATGTTCGACCTTGATGCCAGGTCAGGGCGTGATCGGCATTTCGAGAGCATTTCGCGCCGCTTGCCGAGAACCCGGAATTACCTGCGCCCCGCCGCAGATGACCGAATCCATTTCTCCGGGGTCGGCGCCACCATCTTCGCCCCCGCCGGCAAGGGCCAAGAGGTTCACGACGCGATCATGCGCGAGATTGCGCGGGGTTCGGAATGACAGGACCGATCCAGAAATGCGGGGAGAAGTGCCAGTGCGTGAAGTGAAATCCCGAGACGACTGGGGCATGGGCTGGGCAAGGGCGGAAATGCACCGATCGCAGCGCCCGGTGAGTGTCGGGGCGGCTGTTGTGGGGTGCATCAACGCGATGGACGGCACGGGCTGCAACCACATCCCGCGTCGGCTATCCGAGGCGACGGACGGCCACAGCCGCACGGTTCACGCCGAGGTTGCCGCCATCCTCGCGGCGGGACAGGCCGCCAATGGCGCTACGCTCTACGTCACCTGTCCGGTTTGTCATCGCTGTGCCGCGGTGGCGATCCACGCCGGTATCCGCCGCGTCGTGACGCTCCCGCCGCCTGACGGGCTCGCGGACTGGTACGAGGCCAGCTTCGCGGCGGCGAGGGCGATGTTCGCCGAGGCGGGGGTTGAGTGCGTGGAGGTCAGCGATGTCTGACGCATGGCAGCAGATCAAGAGCGCGCCTAAGGACGGAACGGCGGTTGACTTGTGGTCGTCCCGGGGCTTCCGCCTGCCCGATTGCGAATGGGGCACCATCTCGTGGGAGCCCGATGAAATGGGCTGGACGAGCAGTCAGGGCCACGGAAGCGTCGAGGCTGGCGGACCCTACACCCACTGGATGCCGATCCCCGCACCGCCGAAGGAAACCCCATGACCGCCCGCAGCGCCGTTTCCGCCGAGCTTGACGCCCTCCTGACCGTCCTGCGCGAGCACAACCGCCACCCTATCGCGGTCATGGTCTCGTTCCACACCGAGCAGGGCGAAACCCGCATCACGGTCGACCTCGATGACGAGGATGACGCCGTTCCCGAGAGGAAACACTGATGGCGAAGAAGAAGCCCGGCCCCAAGCCCAAGGAAGGCGTCGAGCGCGAGCACAATGGCCGCGCCAGTCGCAACCCCGAGACGACGCGCGCGAAGAAGGAGGCGGCCATCAGGACGGTCGTAGAGGCTCGTGCGCGCCATTTCGGTCTCATCACCCCCACCATCAAGCAACTCCCCGGAGAAACCATGGAAGAGTTCATGGCCCGCAAGGGCGCACGCGAGGCGATGCTGCGGGCCGCCACCCCCGCCATGCGCCGGGAATGGACTGGCTGCTCTGTCGGCCACGCCATCGCCGAGGAAGCCGACGTAGCCCAGCTCTGGGAGGCCGCGCAGCATATCCGCAGCGTCCGGCGCTTCTACCTCGCGGCGCTCGACGCCCCGAGCGAGCGGGCCAAGACGGCCAAGCTCCCGATCGCGCCGTCTACCGAAGAAACGGCCCCCGAAGCCCGTCCCGTGAGGGGCGACCCGCTGACCGAGGAAGAGGCCGCGCAGGCTGCGGAAGTGGCTTGGGAGCGCCTGAGCTGGATCATCCAGCAGCACCACCCTCTCGCCGTGCGCTTCGCCATCGACCGCATCTGCGCCGAGGTTCCTGGCGCCGACGAAGCGCCGGTCCCGAAGGCCCCGCTCCTGAAAATCCTGCGGCACGTCTACGAGGTTGCGATTGCGGGGGAAAAGACGGCCGCCTGAAAGAATGCGGTTGACATTTCCGGCGGTATCTCTGACATTTGCCACAAGTCTTATTGCGCCCGCCGGTTCGCCCGCGGGCGTTTCGATTCAGAGTGTGGCGCAGCTTGGCAGCGTGCTCGCCTTGGAAGCGAGAGGCCGCAGGTTCAAATCCTGCCGCTCTGACCAAACTCCCTCGGTTGCCCGCCGGCCGAGGTTCTACAACGCAAGCTGGGCTTTCCCCGGAGTGCGTAGGGCGGGCCAGACGCGCTGCGGATAGGTTGCCCCCGGGCCTCTACCGCGGACATGGGGCAGGGTCTCACGTGACGCCTGCCCCGCCTCTCACCGGAGGCCCTGCATGCCCTCCTCCGCCCCTCCCGCCACCACCTGCCAGATCATGCGTTCCGGCCATCCTGTCCGCGTATGCGCCGCTGTGGCTGAGGCTGTAAGAGCGCACAAGGTCAGCAAGTCCGATGCGGAGGCTGCGCAGGTCGTGGCCGATAGCGCGCTGACGCTGCTCGGCGAGGTCTGCCGGGACGTGAGCGTCAATCGCTGGCGGAACCGGATCGCTTAGGGCCGACCCGAGAGAACTGCACCCGGCACGCATTGCCGCAGAACATCGCATCCGCCCTGCCAAGGAACAGCGCCCCGCAGCATTTGCAGGCGTGAACGCGGCCGTCGATGTTGTATAGCGGCGATTCATTCTGAATGGCTTTTCGCTCAGCAGAAAGCGCTTCTTCTTTTGAGTCAAGCCACATCAATTCAATGCGGGCGATGTCCATTGCCCAGTGTGAATTGACTTTGTGTTTATCAAGCCGCTTTAGGGCTGAGTTTGATATTCCAACATAAAGTAAAGTGCCATTGGCGTCGAAGTGGCGATAGAGAACGGTCTTTCCGCTCACGGTTTTATCCCCGCTTCCAGTGCCTTGCAGGCCAGAGACACCACAATCGCCTCCCTCGGCGGCACACCCTGCGTCCGGTACTTGCTGATCGTGTCGGCTGACTTCCCGAGGCGCTTCCCCGCCTCTGCTCCGGCCCAGCCCATGCGGGCTTGCCATTCCTTGAACTGCTTTGCGGTCACTTTTGGCCCTCTGATTTCGGCGTATATCGGATGATACACCGAAAGATGACCGGCCGCTATCCGAAATATCCCGCACAAGTCAACCCAAGGGCCGCTGCGGCGGTCGTCAGGAGCCTCATGGAAAAGCTGTATATCGAACTGGACATGCGCGACGTCACCGCCTTCCTCGAAGTCATGGCCAAGGCGGTTGACGGCTGGTCTGAGGATCGCAAGACGGCTCTGGCCCGTGACATGAAGCCGCTTTTCGATGACGGATCGGCCATAGTCATGGATACGAGCGGCAGCGGAGACGGGTCTTGTGCGGCGATCGTCAGCCCTGCGATGCATGACGTGCTTCGGCGTCATGGGGCGGTGTGCTGACATGCCTGTTGAATACCGCGTCCGCCCCGTCACCCGGTACATCGTCACCCGCTACGAGGATGGCGTAGGCAGCACACAGATCGGCGAATACCCCAGCGCCGAGACGGCCCACAGCGTCGGCCATGCCATGTGCGATGTCGAGCGCATCAAGGCAGGGGAGCCGCTGGACAGCCCGGCGTTCGTGTATCCGGGGGTGGTGAGCGGTGGCTGACGACCGTCCCCTGACGACGAAACAAGAAGCCTTCGCGCTGGCCTACGTCGAGACCGGGAACGCCGCCGAGGCCTACCGCCGGGCCTACGACGTGGCCCCCGACGCCAAGGATTCATGGATTTACGTCGAGGCGCTGCAGCTTCTCGATCACCCTCGGATTGGCCCTAGGATCGCAGCTCTGAAAGAGCAGGCGCTTCGGCTTGCCGGATACACGGTTCACAAGGCCGCCGAGGAATACGAAGAGGCCAGGGCCACAGCGATCAAGTTGGGTATGCCGGCGGCCGCAGTTTCCGCCGTCACGGGCAAGGTGAAGCTCTTCGGGCTAGAGCGGCAGCGCACGCGGGTCGAGCATTCTGGCCCGAACGGGGAGCCGCTGCCGTCAACGACCATCGATGCGTCCAAGCTCTCGACGCAGGCCCTCGCCGAGTTTCTGGCAGCGCGCAATGCTGGCCCTGACGAATGAGGATTGGCTGGCCGTCGAGCGCGAGTTCTGCGCCCGGTCGCTGGCGGGCTTCACGCAACGCGCGTGGGGTGTCGTAGAGCCTGCGACCCCGCTCAAGTGGGGCTGGGCGCTGGACGCGGTGTGCGACCATCTGGAGGCGGTCAACTCCGGGGAAATTCTGGAGCTGCTGATCAACGTCCCGCCGGGGTGCATGAAGTCGCTCCTGGTCGGGGTGATGCTGCCGGCCTGGGAGTGGGGTCCGGTAGCCCGGCCCGAGCTGCGCTACCTTGGCACGGCGCACAAGCAGGACCTTGCAGTCCGCGACAACATGAAGTGCCGGCGGCTCGTCGAGAGCGCATGGTATCAGCGGCTCTGGCCTATCGCGCTCACCAGCGACCAGAACGCCAAGACGAAATTCGAGAACGACAGGACCGGCTTTCGTGAAGCCATGGCCTTCACGTCCATGACCGGCTCGCGCGGCGACAGGCTGCTGATCGACGACCCGCTGTCTGCCGACGACGCGAATTCGGACGCCAAGCGCCTCGCTGCGGAGACGACGTTCTGCGAGGCGCTGCCGACCCGCGTCAACAACGACAAATCGGCCAAGATCGTCATCATGCAGCGGCTGCATGAGCGCGACACGTCGGGGATCATCCTGGCGAAGGACATGGGCTACACGCATCTGTGCCTGCCGATGGAATTCGAGCCGGATCGCAGGTGCTCGACCAGCATCGGGTTTACGGACCCGAGGACGAAGCCGGGCGAGTTGCTGTTCCCGGAACGGTTCGGCCCTGAGCAGGTCGAGAAGATCAAGAAGGTGATGGGTTCCTACGCCGTCGCCGGCCAGTTCCAGCAACGCCCCGCCCCTCGTGAGGGCGGCATGTTCAAGCGGCAGTGGTTCGGAGCGGTCCGGGCCGAGCCTGTCGGGACAAAGTGGGTGCGGGGCTGGGACCTCGCGGCTTCGACGGACAAGGATTCAGCCTTCACGGCTGGGGCCAAGCTCGGCCGAACGCCTGAGGGCCGGTTCATCATCGGCAATGTGGCGCGGGACCGCTTGAGCGCCGGCGGCGTGGAGCGGCTGATGCTCGCGACGGCCGTATCAGATGGGCAAGCTTGCAAGATCTCCCTCCCGCAGGACCCAGGCCAAGCCGGCAAGGCGCAAGCTCAGTACCTCGTCAAGCAGCTCGCCGGCTTCTCCGTCAAGGCGTCACCCGAGAGCGGGGACAAAGAGACGCGGGCCGAGCCCCTGTCTGCGCAGGCCGAGGCTGGCAACGTAGACATCCTGATAACCGGCGACACCGCCAAAGACGCATGGATCGAGCCCTTCATGGATGAAATCTGCGTCTTCCCCGGCAGCCGGTACAAGGACCAGACGGACGCGGCGACGCGGGCGTTCATGGCGCTTCAGTCGGACCGCGGCGTTGTCCGCTCCCGCGAGCTGCTGTTTTGATGGGCGTCGAAACCCCCACTGCCGCCGTCACGGCGATGGCCGCCGGCCGGGCGCTTCCTGACGCGCTGATGGGCGGCACGACGGAGATGCGCAAGCGGCGCGATGTCTACCTGCCGAAGGAGCCAGCCGAAAGCATTGCGGCTTACGAGGTTCGGCTGAATCGGTCGTTCCTGTTCCCCGGCTATTCCAAGGCCGTTGGCGACATGGCGGATAAGGTCTTCGCCCGACCCATCGGCATATCGGATGACGTGCCCGAGCAGATCGCCGTCGCGATGGAGAACGTCGACCTCGCGGGATGCAACCTAGACGTCTTCGGGCATGAAGTGTTTCGGGACGCTGTCCACGCTGGGATCAGCTATATCCTGGTCGACATGGATAAGCCTGTCCTTGGGGAGGATGGACGGCCTGCCACCCTCAACCGGGCTCAGGTGCGCGAGATGCAACGGCGGCCTTGGGCTGTTCACGTCAAGGCGTCGCAGGTGCTGGGGTGGCGCTCTGAGACTATCGGCGGGGTTGAGCGCCTGACGCAGTTTCGGTTCCGCGAGACGGTGACGGAAAACGACGGGGATTTCGGCGAGGTCCAGACCGAGCAAGTGCGCGTGTTCTCCCGCGAAGGAGGCAGCGCCACATGGTCGATCTACCGTAAAAGCGCTGCTGGCGATTGGCTTTTGCATGATGACGGTCCGGTAACGATCGGCGAGATCGCCGTTTGTCCGGTCTATGTCAACCGAGATGGCTTCATGCGAGGCAAGCCCCCTCTTGCGACGCTCGCCGAGGCCAACCTTGCGCACTGGCAGTCTCAGTCCGATCAGCGCAATATTCTGCACGTGGCGCGTGTGCCGTTCCTGTTCGGCTCAGGGTTTGCCAAGGATGACGCCCCTACGGAGATCGGGGCGTTCCGCATGCTGACCACGGAAGACCCCAACGGCAAGCTGGTCTATGTCGAGCATACCGGCGCGGCTATCGAGGCCGGTCGGACCGACCTGAAGGATCTGGAATTCCAGATGCAGACGCTAGGGCTGGAGCTTCTTGTCCCGCGCCCGACAAGCGAGACTGCGACCGGCGCGAGCATCGACCACGCGCGCATGAATACGCCGCTGGCGATGATGGCCATGGCGCTTCAGGACGCGCTTGAGCAGATGCTGGGCTTCATGGCGATGTATGAGGGCCTGCCGCGCGATACTGGCGGCGGCTCGCTGACCGTCAACACCGACTTTGGCGTGTCGCTCGGCAGTGCGGCTGATGGCGCCATACTGACCGAAGCCGTCAAGGAGCGGATCATCAGCCGCGAAACGTGGATTCGCGAGATGAAGCGCCGTGCCGTGCTTTCGGACGACGTCGACCCCGAGGAAGAGGCTCAGAAGGCCTTGGACGAAGGGATGGACGACGAAGACCCCGCCGATACGTCGGCGGCTCTCCCAGACCAGCGGCAGGACAGCCAAGGTCGCCCCGGGGCGGATGCCCCATAGCCCGCGCAGGATAGCGCAGAAGGACCACCATGAAGCTGAAAACGGTCACCATAGACGGCAAGACCTACGCGGAACTGTCGGAAGATCGCCCGATCTATGTGTCAGACGACGGGCGCGAGACGCCAGTCGACGTCCCCGCCACGGTCGCGACTATTTCGCGGCTGAATGCCGAGGCGAAGGGCCACCGCGAGGCCAAGGAAGCCGCCGAGGCCAAGCTGAAGGCGTTCGACGGCATCGAGGACGGCGAGGCGGCCCGCAAGGCGCTGGAACTGGCGAAGAACATCAAGGACGGCGAACTGATCGCGGCCGGCAAGGTCGAAGAGATCAAGGCCGCCGCCAAGCGCGCCGCTGAGGAGCAGGTCGCCGCTCAGGCCAGGGCTCACGGCGAGGAACTGTCCAAGCTGCGCGGCGACTATGACGCCCTGACCAGCCGGTACCATGGCGAAAAGATCGGCGGCGCCTTCACCGGATCGAAGTTCATCGCCGAGAAGGCGTCGATCCCTGCCGACATGATGCAGGCCCGTTTCGGGCAGGCGTTCAAGGTCGAAGACGGGAAGCTGATCGCCTACGACAGCGCCGGCAACAAGATTTTCAGCCGCTCTCGCCCTGGCGACGTGGCTGACTTTGACGAGGCGGTCGAAGTCCTCGTCGAGGCCTACCCCTACAAGGACCACATCCTGAAGGGCAACAACAACGGCGGCGGCGGCTCTCGTGGCAACGGCGCGGGCGGTGGGAAGACCATCGCTCGCGCCGCATTTGAATCGCTCGACCCGGTCGCTCGGGCCACCGCCATCAAGGACGGCATGACCGTCACGGACTGACCGAACTTGCCGCGCCTCGGATGGGGTCGCGGCGGATGGGCCGGATAGCCCGATCACTGCGCTTTCCGCGCCCTCAATCCCTGAACCCCATCGCAAAGAGGCCCTACTGTGGCAAACACGCTGACTTCCCTCATCCCCACCATCTACGAAGCCCTCGACGTGGTTTCGCGCGAGATGGTCGGGTTCATCCCCGCAGTCACCCGCAACAGCTCGGCCGAGCGTGCGGCGCTGAACCAGTCGATCCTGGTCCCCGTCGTTCCCGCATCCACTGCGGCCGACAACACCCCGGCTGTCTCGGCGCCGAACACGGGCGACCAGACCATCGACAACGTGTCGATGACCATCGACAAGTCCAAGCACGTTCCGATCCGCTGGAACGGCGAGGAGCAGCGCGGCCTTCTGAACGCCGGTTCCTATCAGGGCATCCTTCGCAACCAGTTCGTGCAGGGCTTTCGCACGCTGGTGAACCTGGTGGAGACGGACCTGTTCACCACCGCCTACCTCAACTCGTCGCGCGCCTATGGCACCGCCGGCACCGCCCCCTTTGGCACCGCTGGCGATCTGTCGGACATCGCGCAGCTCGCCAAGATCCTCGACGACAACGGCGCGCCGATCGGTGATCGCCAGTTCGTCGCCGGCTCCTCGGCTATGGCGAACCTGCGCGGCAAGCAGTCCGTCCTGTTCAAGGCGAACGAGGCGGGCACCGATGCGCTCCTGCGTGAGGGTATCCTGGGCCGTCTGGAAGGCTTCGACGTCCACAACTCGGGCGCTGTCTCGACTCACGTGGCGGGCGCCGGCGTCGGGTATGACGTGAACAACGGCGCGGGTTACGCGGTCGGCTCGACTGCTGTCGTCCTCGATGGCGGCACCGTGAACAGCACCGGCATCAAGGCCGGCGACGTGGTGACGCTCGCGGGCGACACGAACAAGTACGTCGTCGGGACTGGTACGACGGAGACGGGCGCGACGATCACCCTCAATTCGCCCGGCCTGCGCGCTGCCGTCGCGGATGCGGTCGAGCTGACCATCGGCGGCAGCTACACCCCGAACCTCGGCTTCTCCAAGTCGGCGGTGCAGCTCATCACCCGCGCGCCGCAGATGCCCATCGGGCCGGATGGTCGTGCGATGGACATGGCTGATGACGTGATGATGGTCACGGACCCGGTCAGCGGCATCACCTTCGAGATCGCCGTCTATCGCCAGTTCATGCAGCTCGTCTACCACGTGCGGCTGGCCTGGGGCGCGAAGGCGATCAAGGACGCGCACATCGCAACGCTGCTCGGCTGATCGATCATGGGCGATCTGGTCAAGGTCAAGCGAGACGGCCCCCGCGGCTGGCACTGGATCGACGCCAGCCGCTTCGATCCCGCCGTGCATGAAGTCTATGTCGAGCCGGGCGAGGAATCGCCCGTGCTCACTCCAGAGCCCGCTCCGGTCCGCCGGGGCAGGCCGCCAAAAGCGAGGTCCACCTGATGGCCGTCATCGTGTCGTTCATCAGGCCCGGCGGCCTTGGCTCCGTCCATGCGGTTGGGATCGGGGCTTGTCGCGTTCGGGAAACCCTGGCGCTCAACGGAACCACGACGGCGGCTCTGGAGGATGGCGAAATCGCTGTCCTCTGCTCGACTGAGACGACGACTGTCCTCGGGGCTTTCGGCGTGACGCCTGACGCGGCTGCGGCTGCGTCGACGGCAGTCACATCGGCCGGTTTCCCCTTGCCGGTCGGCATGATCGTCCCCGTCGCGGGGCTGGCCGGCTCCAAGATCAACGTGAAGGCGATGGCCTGACATGGTCATCGTCGTCACCCCCGGAGACGCCAACGCGGACAGCTACGCAAGCCTTGCGCAGGCCGACGCATGGCACGATGGGCGCGGCAATGCGGACTGGGCGGCCTTGACGGAGGCCGCAAAGGAAGCGGCGCTGCGTCGGGCGACGACATGGATCGACGCGACCTATGGTTCCCGTCTCGGGGGGCTGCCAGTTTATCCTCGCGTGCAGGCGCTGGCGTGGCCAAGGACGGGCGCAACGGATACTGACGGGTACGTGGTGCCATCCGACGCAATCCCCGTGGAGATCGTCCGTGCGACCGCTGAGGCGGCCCTGCGCGAGGCTCTGACGCCGGGCAGCCTGTCGCCTGACTATGTCGCCAGCGAGGCCGTCGTGCGAGAGAAGGTCGGGCCGCTGGAGGTCGAGTATCGCGGTTCCTCGGGCGCTTCGTCCGTGAGCCCGGTGCTGACCATCGTCGACGGGCTTCTGGCTCCGTTGCTCGGTAGGAATAGCCGAGGCGGGATGCGGATGGTGGTGCGGGCGTGAGCATCGTGGCATGTAACTTCGGCCAGCGCGTCGCCGTTTTGGCAGATGGCGCGAGGGTGCCGATCACGGATTTCTTTGACGCAGACGGCGACGATTGCCTTCTAGAGGAAGCGGTCATGTTTGTCTGCGGCAGCGACGAAACGGGATGGTTCGCCACGCCTATGGCGGACTTTGACGGCGCGGTAATGCACTGATGGCCTTCGATTACGCCATGGCTCGCGCAACTGCCGAACGACTGATCCGCAACTTCGGCGCCCCCGCCGTCCTGCGCAAGGCTGGCGCCTCCACCGGCCCCGCCTATGACCCGGAATCCGGCACGCCGACGTTCCACCAGATCACGGCCGTCGACCTGAACCAGCGCGTTAAGGATCGCAGCGGGGCGCTCATAGCCGAGACGACACGGACGCTCTACATTGCGGCGGAGGGCGTTGCGCCCGCCAGGGGCGACCGGGTGAAGTTGAACGCGACGGCTGCGGGCATGAATGACGCGGGGCTCACGGGGTATCTGGAGATCGGGGAGGTTCGGACGCTCAGCCCGGCGGGGATTGTCGTGATGTATGAGGCCGACCTGATCCTTTGACCCCGGCCCAGATCGTCGCCACGGCCGAAGTCATCGGCAGCCCGGCGCTCCTGGCGCTGGTGCGCGGCCATCTCGCCAATGGCCATCCCGCCCTTGCTGAAACGTGCCTGCGCCTGCCGCTGGTCAAGCTGGCGATGCTCGACGCGGTGCTGGAGAGGGCAAAGACGAAATGACCCGCGCCCAGCTTCTCGCCCAGATCGAGGCCCTGCTTGCAGAGCAGGAGCCCCGCATCAAGGCTGCGTTCTGGCAGGCAGTCTATGACGCCCGCGCTTCCGTCGTGCTGGAGAACGTGATCGCCGCCCTTGAGCGGGGCGACATCTACGCGGCGGCCGACCTGCTGCAAATCGATCGGGTGTTGCTGGCCCCCTTGGATCAGATGATCCAGTCCAGCTACATCGCATCGGGCAACCTCGCGATGGACGCCATTATCGCGACTGCGCCTCGGGCCATGCGCCTGGTGACACGCTTCGATGCTGGCCATTGGGAAGCCGCACAGTGGCTCAGGACCCATTCCTCGGCGCTGGTGGTGGAGATCGTCGCCGATCAGCGCGAGGGCATCCGCGAGGCTCTGCGGGTCGGGATGGAGGCAGGGCGGCATCCTCGGGGTGTCGCACTGGAAGTCGTTGGGCGCTACGACAAGGTGAGCAAGCGGCGCGTCGGTGGGCTGCTGGGGCTCACGTCGCAGCAAATGGGCTATGTCGCCAACGCGAGGGCCGAGTTGCTGTCAGGAGACCCGGCGCAGATGCGGGCGTATCTGGAGCGCAAGCTTAGAAACAAAACCCACGATCGCACGGTGCTTAAGGCGATCCGTGAAGGCCGCGCGCTGACCGAAGCCGAAGCCGCAAGGATCACAGGTCGGTACGCTTCAAATTTACTTCGGTTTCGCGGTGAAGTCATCGCGCGCACTGAGGCATTGGAAGCGTTCAGCAACGCCCAGTGGGAGAGCATCCGGCAACTCGTCGAGAGCGGCCGGGTCCGCGAGGATCAGGTCGAAAAGGTCTGGTCCGCCACCATGGACGGGCGCACGCGGGACAGCCACGCGGCGCTCAACAACCATCGCGCCGGGATGAACGAGGCATTCGTATCGCCGCTCACTGGGGCGCAGATGCTCTATCCGCGTGACAGAAGCCGCGGCGCTCCGGCGAGCGAGACGATACTTTGCCGCTGCGCCATGACTCCGCGCGTGGAATGGCTGGCTGGGGTCTAGTTCCCCAGAAGGCGGTTCGCTTCTTTCAGCCGTTTCAGGGAATCGTCCAGGTTCTGACTGGCGGCGGTGAACCGCGAGCCCTTATCCAATGCGCCGGCGGCCTCACATGAGGCGATCTTGTCCAGATTGCGGTCTCGGAGGGCGCGGTCGCACCCATCCACATAGCTGTTCCAGGCGAAAAGCCCGCCGCAAGCAATGACGACGGCGCAGGCGGTGTAGATCAGCGGCTTTTCCATCTTGGCTCCAATGGCAGGCGGTGAAATGACTTCATTCTCTGCACAAGTCGCCGCGGCCGTGGCGGAAATCAAGGGCGGCCTCGACGCGGTCGTGCTGCAATCGGCGCAGGACGTGCTTGAAGACGCCTCCCGCCCTGTCGCTCAGGGCGGGAATATGCCTGTCGATTCGGGCTACCTCAGAAACTCTGTCGCCGTGGCGATCAATGCTGAGCCCACATCACCAACAGGCCCGGCCTTCATCGGCTCCCTCGCTGGCTTCGAGATGGGCGACACGATCTCGGCGCGCTGGACGGCAAACTACGCGGTTCATGTCGAATACGGCGCGCGGGGCAGGGCAGGCCGCGCTTTCGTTCGACAGGCCATGCAGAAGTGGCCCGCCTTCGTCGCCGCCAATGCCGCACGGCTCCTGAATGGCCGCTGACATCCGCCTTGCCCTGTCGGCGCGCCTCGCGTCGCTGGTGCTGTCCCCCGCCATGCCGATTGCGTGGGAGGGCGTCGAGTTCGATCCGCCCCCCGTGACCGGCTATCTTGACGCGCAGTTGTTCCGCTCGGCGACAAACCGGCAGTTCATCGGCTCGGCTGATCCGCATCAGCGGCTGGGCATCCTGCAAGTCGCGGTCATGGTCGCGCCCGGAGACGACGGCGCGGGCGTCATGCGCGCGGACCGGATCGCGGACGCCATCGTGGCGCACTTCCCGTGCGACCTTCGCCTCGGCGGGGTCCGCATCACCGCCGCACCCACCGATCACCGCCCGGTTGAGCCGACCATCGCCTTCCGCATCGAGTACGGCGGCGCGTCGGTCGTCCTGGCCGGTGACAGCGTCCCGTGCGGCACCC